CAATCACTCCATGCCACGCGATGATTTTCGGGCTGCCGGCCTATGACTTTCATTGGCATTCCGTATGGCATCTGGAGACAAATTACCAAACCGCGAGAACTCACCCTGAAACGACGTGAACAACGCGCCGGTTTCTCCCATTCGCTGCTTGGCGATGATGATTTCAGCAATGCCTTGGTAGCTCGAATCCTTGTAGTAATACTCGTCTCGGTACATCATCAGGATCACGTCGGCGTCCTGCTCGATAGCTCCGGATTCGCGCAGATCAGACATCATTGGCCGCTTGTCTGCCCTATCCTCGACCTTGCGCGATAGCTGCGACAAAGCAATCACCGGGCAGTTGAATTCCTTGGCAAGTCCCTTCAGTCCTCGTGAAATTGCCGAAACCTCCTGCTCACGGTTTGATGACTTACCAAGGTTGGCTGTTGCCAACTGGATGTAATCGACAACGATCAGGTCAAGGCCAAATTTGCGCGCCACGCGACGGCAGCGCGACCGCATCTGTGGCACAGATAGTCCACCGCGATCATCAATGTGCAGCTTGGACTGGTGTAGCTTTCCCAAGGCAAAGCTTAGTTTTCCGAAATCATCGTCCGACATCTTGCCAGTGCGAATGGCGTCCATGCGAATTCGCCCAATCGACGAAACAAGGCGGTTTCCCAACGACTTTGCCGGCATCTCCATCGAGAAAACAAGAACCGATTTATTCAGTTCAACGGCAGCGTTCTCGGCGATGTTCAGCGCAATTGCCGTCTTCCCCATCGATGGCCTTCCAGCGATGATGATCAAGTCACCCGGCATCATTCCGCATGTTTTCGCATCAAGATCAACCAAGCCAGTCGACATCCCGGCAATCTCTCCGCCCGCATCAAAGCGAGCCTGAATATCATCGACCACCTCGGTAAGAACCGAAGTTATCGTTCTCGCCTCGGCTTCGCCAAGGTCAGTTGATTCTGACAACGCATAGACCAACTGTTCCGCCTGGTCGATGCGTTCGGCAGCCGGAATCTTTGAATCAGCCTCGGCAAGCTCAGAAATTGATCCAGAAACCTCAAGAAGATTTCGCAGCAATCGCTTTTCGCGCACCGCCTCGGCGTAGTGTCGGATGTTTGCCGCGCTCGGCGTGTTCATCTGCAACTCGCCAAGGTAGGCCAGCCCAACACGGGATTCATCGACGCCAGACGACTTTAGAAACTCAGCCACCGTAATGACATCGACCGGCTTACGATCTGACAGCAACAGCGCGATAGCGCCATAGATCAGCCGATGCTCTTCCCGGTAAAAATCAGCCTCCGTGATGAAGTCGATTCGATCAAACGACTTCGGGTCGATCAGCAACCCGCCGATGACGGATTGTTCGGACTCAATGCTGAATAGTTCTGCGCTCACGCGGCCACCTTGTTTTCGTAGTTGCCCTCAATGATCTTGGCGAAGTTCTCCGCCTCGACAATCCATGGAAGGCTGGCCGACCAATCGCCGGACCGGCCCATCAGAAAATCAATTTTCGAAATGTAGGCGAACATTCGGCTGAAGAATTCAAGACCAGCCTCGGCGTCGTGAGCCTTACCTTTTTTCTTCAGGTCAGAAAGAACCCAACGCCAGCGTTCTTTGAGATGGTCTTGCCGCGTTCCTTCCCAGATTCTTGGTTGAGGAAGTTCAGGAAGTTCTTCAGCGTACAGCGCAAGAATTTTTTGATGAGGGCACTGAGCCAGTGGCGAAGCGCTGGCGACAATAGTGTTTTCTTCTTTATTCTGTATCTGTTCTGTTCTGTTCTGGGGAGTTACTGTAACGTTACATGCCTGTTTCTTTGCTTCTCGATGCTTTGAAACCCTTGCTGCGCTTGAGTCTGACGAGAATTGGCGCCTATCCCATGCTGTTGGTTTGTTGTCTCCATCAACAAGACCCTTTCCAACCAGAACCGATTTTGTTTTCAACCATTCTTCGTTACTGATACGTAGCTGAAACGCTACTTCTTCATCTTGTAACGTTACATCACCGTTACACCTAATGCACAAAACCATAATGTAACGGCGCTGGTCTGTTTCTGACAGCATCTGAACCTTTGGGTCGCTGGCAAACTCCGCGTACATTCGGAACCATTGATTAGCCATTGTTGCCAATCCCTTTGTCGCGCTCCATGCGCTCAACAAAATCCTTTGGGCGTGACAGGACAAGGCGCGACATCCATGCGGATGACCAACGCGACAACGCGTAACTCGCGCACATCAACCGGTATGCCAGTCTTATCTGAAACTCTCGAACGGAATTGTTCATTTGCGGTTCCTTCGTGCGAGTTCTGTCTAGACCTGAAAAGGGTGGGCTGCCTACCGGGAACTCGCAGTAGCAGTAGGCCGGGTTGCAATCCCGTTGCCCATTGAGAAAACTGTATTCGTTGCTTACCACACGGCAATCAACTATGATTAAAGCGTAATATACAACAAATGATTAGCGTAGATAAGCCCGCGTTAATCATTAATCTACAGCATGACCGCTTGAAAGCGCAAGCGGAATTGGCATACGGAGGACAATATGAGCAAAGACGAAATCCAGGAAAACCGGCTTTGGAATTTTCGCCAGATCATCAATTCGTGTCGTGGCGCGCGATCGTATTTCAAAATCCGTAAAATGATTGCCTACTGGAAATCAACCGATTTCCAGAAATAATTTTTGCGTTGTTGTGCTTGCTTTCCGTTAATCAATCGCCTATTATTGTCATAAGGGATGCGTCCTGCATCCCCATCGATAACGGAGATCGATATGAAAAACATCATCAAGCGGGCCTTCATCTGGTTCGCCATCTATGAACTGGACATCACCATCAAGGGGCAGACGGCGTGCCTCGAAATGGTATCCAGCCCCCTCTTGCAGTTCCGCATTGAAATCGCCCGCAGCAATGCCCGGCGCGAACGGACACGCCTACGCGGCGAGTACGAATCCACCTTCCCGGTCGGCACGCGCCGCACTTGGACGCTGGCATGAACTGGGAAGTCTATTTGAAACGCAAGGCGTGCGTCAACGACGCACAGAGCGCCCGTAAAAAGGTGGCTTACGTCGCCGCCAATAACGCCGAAGAGGCCAAGGCAATTGCCCTGGCAAAACCCGAAAACCGTGCGTTCATCATTGATGGAACGCCAAGGAGAGCAGCATGAATGATCGATATGAAGAAGGCCGGGAAGTTGCCGGCATGAGCGTTGAGAGCGGCACCGTCGCCCTCTTGAATCGCAGCGAAATTGATATGCAGGTAGCCACTGCCCACAAGTTCCCGCGCTCCATCAAGCGTTTCCGCAACGAAGCATTGCAGATGGTCACGCTCAACGAGTCCGTTGCTGAGTCCTGCATCTACGCCCTGCCGCGTGGCGACAAGACCATCGAAGGCCCGAGCGCCCGCTTTGCTGAAGTCGTCGCCTCGGCATGGGGCAACTGCCGGGCCGGCGCCCGCGTGGTATCCGACCAGGGCGATTTCATCACCGCCCAAGGTATGTTCTATGACTGCGAACGCAACGTCGGCCTCACCTACGAGGTACAGCGCCGCATCACCGACAAGCGTGGAAACCGCTTCAATGCCGACATGATCGGCGTCACCGGCAACGCGGCATCGTCCATAGCCCTGCGTAACGCCATCCTCAAGGGCGTACCGAAAGCCTTTTGGGACGATATGTACCAAGCGGCCCGCGCCGTGGTCATGGGCGACTTCTCTACCCTGGCCAACCGCCGGGCCGATGCGCTGAAGGCGTTTATCTCGCTGGGAATTAGCAACGAACAGGTATTCGCCAAGCTGGGCGTCGAAGGCGCACACGACATCACGCTCGAACATCTGGTCACGCTGCGCGGCCTTATTACCGCCATCAAGGAAGGCGACACCACGCCCGAACTCGCTTTCGCTGCTGATCCTGGCGCCAAGCCTGCAGCTACCCAGACGGCCAAGACCCAGGCAGAGCCGGCCGCATTGCCGGAAATGCCCGAAGAGAAGTTCAAGGCTGAACTCAGCAAGTGGCGCAAGGCTGTCGAAGGGAAGGTTCTAACCCCGGCACAGATCATCAGCACAACGCTGACCAAATACGTCCTTACCGACAATCAAAAGCTGGCCATCGAAGACTTGGCCGTCAACTACGGAGAATGACCATGAAAATCCATGACGTTATGCAAGGCTCACCGGAATGGCACGCCCTGCGCGCCAATACCCGCAACGCCAGCGAAGCCCCGGCCATGATGGGCGTCAGCCCGTACAAGTCGCGCACCGCCCTTATTGCCGAGAAGGCGACCGGCATCATTCCGGAAATTGATGCGGCCACCCAAGCCCGCTTTGATCGCGGCCATGAAACGGAAGCCAAGGCCCGCGCCATCCTCGAAGAACAGCTTGGCGAAGACCTATATCCGCTGGTTGCCACCGACAACGAGTGCTATCTGCTGGCCAGTTCTGACGGCTCCGATATGTGCCGCACCTTCGGCTTTGAACACAAGCTGTGGAATACCGATATTGCCGACCAGGTAGCAGCCGGCGAAGTGCCGGATTCGCACAAGTGGCAGCTTGACCAGCAAATCGAAGTCTTTGGATTCGAGAAAATCATTTTCGTTTGCTCGGACGGCACCGCCGATAACTTTGTTTCCTGCGAATACCGGACCACGCCGGAGCGCATCGCCAAATTGCGGGCTGGCTGGAAGATGTTCGATCAGGACGTGGCCAACTACAAACCGGAAGTCATCGAGGCAAAACCCATCCTGACCGCCAAGCCCATCGAGAAGCTGCCGACCCTGTTCATTGAAGTCACCGGCCGCGTCACGCAGAGCAACCTTGTTGAATTCAAGGCGGCGGCGACCGCCGTTATCAGCAGCATCAAGACCGAACTTGTCACTGATCAGGATTTTGTCGACGCCATCCAGACCGTCAAGGATCTGAAAGACATCGAGGACAACGCCAAGCGGGCCAAGCAGAACGCGCTTGACCAGACGACCAGCATTGCCGAACTGCATCGCGCTCTGGATGAAGTCGCCACCATGGCGGCGAATGTTCGCAAGTCGCTCGACAAGAAGATCAGCGAAGAAAAGGATCAGCGCAAGTCCGAGATCGTCACCAAGGCCAGTCAGGAATTTGTCCATCACATCATGGCGCTGAATGAACGGCTTGGCGTTGCCTACATGCCGCGCATCGCAGCACCGTTCGGCGAGGCCATCAAAGGGTTGAAATCGCTCGACTCCATGAAAGACAAGGTATCAACGGCGCTGGCCAATGCCAAGATTGAAGCCAACGCCGTAGCCGACCTTATCGACTACAACATCAAGACGCTGACCGCCGAAGGAAAGGATTGGAAATTCCTGTTCCCTGATCTGGCATCCGTCGTCACCAAGGCAAAGGATGATTTCACCGCCCTGCTCATGTCGCGTGTCGCCCAGCACAAAGCAGCCGAGGCTAAGAGACTGGAAGCCGAGCGCGAAAAGATCCGCGCCGAGGAACAGGCCAAGGCCCAGCGCGAAGCCGATGCCAGGATGGCAGCAGAGCGGGAAGAAGCCAACCGTGTTGCAGCCGAGGAAATCCGCAAAGCAGATCCCGAGCGCAAGGCCGAAGCAATGGCCCAGGCTGAGAAACTGGCCGAGGAAGCAAAGCCAGTAGCAGTTGCCGACCATACCGAGCCGGCCCTCGCAATGGTTACCGGCGAGACTTTCGCAGTCGTCAATGATTGCTTACCGCGCATCACTCTTGGCGAAATCAGCAACCGCCTCGGCTACACCGTGTCGGCCGCATTCCTGGCCACGCTCGGCTTCGAGGCGATGACCGACAAGAACGCAAAGCTCTACAACGAGGCCAGCTTCCCCGGCATCTGCCGTCGCATCTCTGACCACACCCTGCGCGTGGCCATGACCAAGAAGGCCGCGTAACCAATACACACCGCGAGGGGCGTTGATCCGCGTGGCCTGTTGGCCGGCTGCGCGGGAAGCCCAAGACCAACTTAACCGGGGCGCTTCGAGGGGCTGGAAAACCGGGGATTGTCATAGCAAAACCCCTCACCTATTCGTTTCACCCGTACTACCAACTACAGGAGCAGTACCAAATGGCCAAGCCACTGAACGAAAACCTGAAAGCTGTCTATATCGAAACCGAGGAAGGCGACCTGATTCCGGCGATGGATCTTGCCGGCACCAAGTTCTCCGAACTCATCAAGTCCGTTTCCGAAAACAACAAGGCCGGCAAGCTGGTTCTAACCATCGACATCAAGCCCTCCACCGCCGGAACGCTGGCCGTCAAGGCCGAAGTCAAGATCAACAAGCCCAAGGGGATGCCGGCCGAGTCGCTGCTGTGGCCGACCGTCGAAGGCAACCTGATGGCCGATGACCCGCGCCAGACCAAGCTGGAACTGAAGCCCGTGCAAGCCGAGCCGGCCCGCGAACTGAAGACCGTCAGCTCCTAACCCAATCACTAACCCAATCAAGGATTTTCACCAATGACTGAACAAAACGACAACTTCAAGACCCTACTTGACGCCGGCGCCGCAGCCGTCGAAGTGCGGGCGATCGGCAACGGCATTCCATTCGCTGTTGTGCCTGCCGAGTATGGCGCCGAGGATCTCGAGAACTTCCTGCCGGTTCCGGTTCGCAAGCGTGGCGCCATCATCACGTCCGACTCGCAAGGATTTATCGACTACCTGAACAAGCATTCGACCGTCGATGTTTCCACCATCTATGCCGACATCAACAGCGAGAAGAGCCACTGCATTCTGGTCGGCGTGATTGACGACCACAGCAAGACCGGCCCGCAATGGCGCCAGCACACTTGCACGTTCGCCCCCAAGAAGGCTGTTGAATGGACCCGCTGGATTGGCAAGGACAAGACCGTAATGAAGCAGGCCGACTTCGCCGCTTGGCTCGAAGACAACCTCACCGACATCGCCACCATGGCCGGTATGCCCAGCGGTGCCGACATCCTTGGTATGGCCCTGGCGTTCGAGGCCAACTACGACAAGCGTTTCAAGAGCAAGACCAACCTGCAAAGCGGCGGCGTGCAATTTGAGTTCGTTGAAGACGAAGACAAAGACACGCGCACCACCATGAAGCTGTTCGAGCGTTTCACCATCGGCATTCCGGTATTCGACGGCAGCATCAGCGCCTACCCGCTCGAAGCCCGTATCAAGTACCGCGTAGCCGAGCAAAAGGTTCAGTTCTGGTACGAACTGATTCGCCCGGATCGCGTCTTCAAGACGGCTGTGATGGACGAACTTGCCGCCATCAAGAAAGGCACCATCCTTCAAGTTATTTCCGGCACGGCTGGCCTGTAACCCATCAAGCGGGGCCAGCGCATTGGCCCCGCCAGGAGACCAACATGAAAAACATCACCATGCACGGCGTAACCAGTTCGCAGATCAAGGAAATCGGACACGACCCCAAGACCAACACACTGGCCGTCCGCTTCAGCCACGGCGGAACGCTCTACCACTATGCGGGCGTCGACGCCGAGAAGTTCGAGAAATTCAAGGCTTCCGAGTCGCTTGGCTCCTTCCTTGGAAAGAACA